AACACCTTGTGGCGGCTCTCCTTGGCACGAGAAGGGGGCGGGGGTCAATTTTAAATCGGGTCGAGGGTTATTACACCACCCTTATTATAAAATCGTGCTATGGGCTTATTAGAGGGGTTTAACAACGTCCTCTTTTTTGCGGGCTATTAAATCTGCCCACGATGCCACGGAAAGTCGTAGCTCGGTGTTCTGTTTCGTTCTATTTTGACCAGTACCATAGATTTCTTGTTCCAAGGTACGTTTGGTATTATCGCAACTTCTACACGTTGCTACTACGTTTGAAATTTCAGTTCTAAGTTCTGGAGCTATTTCAACGGGTGTTACGTGGTCGCCTATGCGTGCGTCTGGTGTGGTCACACCCAAGGCAAGACAGTACTGACATAGATAGTTGTCACGTTCTAATGCAATCTTGCGAATAGAAGACCAAATCTTTGAACGATAGAACGCATACCGTTCCTTACTCTCATCGTCTCGGTTCCTTACTCGTGTGTTGTATCTCGTCCGTGAATATCTCTGCCTCTCTTGTGTGTACGCTGCTTCCATGTCCTTGTGCGTGGTACAGTAGTGTGCTGGTCTCTCTGTTAAGGCATGGCACCCCTCTGCCTTACATCGTCTGACCATTGGCATTGGCATACCTCCTTTCAGATAAAGTAAAAGAAGAACACTCCTGTGTCCTTCTGATTCGATAATACTATGTTACCACGTTGGTAGTATGATGGTGTATGGATTGGTATATACCACTATAAATCAATCCAAATACTTCTCAGCCTGTCTTAACTTAACGTAGTATGTAGCTTTACTAAAGCCCATGCGGTCGCATATCTGCCAGATATCCAGCTGGTCTATATATACCATTTGCAGTAGTGACCTGGCATCTATGTCCCCCACGTTTGCTATCTGCCGGCGAAACTCTAGTTTCTGTTTGATAGCTTCAGCGGTAAAACGTTCTACTTCTTCACGGGCTGTCATAAGCTCCACATAGATATCGTCCTTACCCTTACGTTTGCCACCTTTGACCATGTCTGTTTGCATTGCACCAGCCGTTACTTTTAGTGCTTGCGATTCCAGTCGTTTGATTTGTTCTATCTGACTGTCAATGTATCTATCAAGCGCCTTGATCTGTTGCAGCCGTTCCACTGTTCTCATAAATTACATTCCTTTATGGTATAATATTATTAATAGCGTTTGAACAGTCCTGGGCATTAGTCTGGGTCTTTTTTGTTTACAAGAATAAAGAAGGATTAAGTTATCACCTCCCATGCGTTAGATTTAGTCTTGCCACCAGTAATGCAGAGACTAGGGTGAAAAGAAATCAAAAAGGATTCCTCGATTCTAATTATTTATTTACTGGGTTTGTTGAGCAAGGTCTGTCAGCTTGCTCGATGTTGAAAAAGTGTCTCTTGGATAGTGTGACAGACAATAGCTAGCGAGGGAGTCGAACCCTCGTAAACTGTTCTAGCTACACGCCTAACATGTAGGCTGTATAAAGAGCTTTTTTGACCGTGGTCTTCTCACGACCTACCCTGCCTTTGTTACGATATTCTAGGGTTATGCGATCAACTTCATCGTCCAACCTCTCGCTCCATTCATAGTTATTAAATACATAATCAATAATCTCACTAAATAACCCTCTCGAAAGTAGCCCTTCCATTTGAATAGCTTTCAAAGGCGTTAGAGCAGCTTTTTCCGCATAGCACAGATTGAGGGCGTTTTGGGTTCTGTTAGCATTTTTTGGCCACAGTCCTTGACGTCTCTAATATAGTTGTTTAGATTGTTAGGGTGTTCCTTGCGTAGTTCTTCCACTTCTTCTTGAAACCGTTTAAACAAGTCCTCTGGCAGTCCTGCGTTGGTTTTCTCCAACAGCGGGCGCGTGGTTTTGCCTCTTGTGTAATTGGTAGATAGATAATCTTGAAGGTCGTCGAATAGTTCATCGGAGATAATGCCTTCTAGTCTCTCGACAGTTTGAGGTGAGATTCTCGCACGTTCCACTACTGCACTATTAAACGCTTGATAAATGATGCGTGCTTGTAACTCACTGCATTGTTTCACATCTTGAAAGAACTGCTTATAAGAGCCTTTTTTGTGTGTTTTTCTTAGTGCTGCATGTTCATCAACCAACCGTTGATATAATTCTGGTGTTAGTCCTGAATATTTATATTTAACGCTCATGGGTGTCACCTCTCTATCACTTTGTGATCTGTGACATATCCCTCTAACGAGATTTCTATAAGTTCTCCAGAACTCCACTCATATCGGCCTTGTTTGACTATAACTGTCGACAGTGTCCGTCTGAACAGCGGGTCCATCCCGCAGACAATAGCCATATCTTTTCTAAAACGTCCGCGTTCAAAAACCACATCATAGAGTTTTGAGACGTTTTTCATTACCGCTTTTTTTCGCTGCCGCTTGTTCATTGACCTCTCCCTCTTAAATAGCTGGGAATATCATCCCCAATATTCACGCTGTCGTACCGCTCTTTGCTTACAAGGAATTTACCGTAAGCTCCACAGTCAATAGTGTAGAGATCATTAATTTTCTCTTTCCCGGTCACCTTACCGTGCATCTCTGCGCCCACGTTATCTACACGATGGATAGTTACTGTCTCTACCCTGCGTGGCACTGTCAGGACGTAGTAGACTGACAGCGTGTTGATAGCTAGTGATACTAGTAGTATGATTGTCGCTATCGTTAAATCTTTATGTTTCACTCATAAACTCCTTATATACTTTTTCGAAAATCTCACAGACCAGACTTTGAGGAACGTTTGATCTCTCATTATAGGATTTCGTCCAATCTTGAAATTTGATGTCATTTGATTTCTTTACATTTTTAAGATTCAGTTCAATATTTCCAGAAAATCGAGTTGGTTTAGAAATCGGATAATCATCATAATTGTTGTACCTTGTATGATTCTCAAACGGGATTTCGAAACCCAACACTCTCTCGATGTATTGCCAAATTCTGCCATGAGCTGGGTTCTCTATGATCCAATATTTTGGCTTATATCGTTTAATGATTTCAACTGTATTGAACACACACAATTCACCATTAATGCGTTTCATAAGTTGTTTATTTGGATAATATTGATATCTGTCATAATCCTTATGATCACGAACGGTAAATATCGACAAGGGTTCTTGTGGTTGAAATAAAGAGTCGCCTTGCTCTTGTTTCCAACACGCATTACCTCTATCCATGGCACTAGCGTTAGACCAACTTTCGCACGGTGGACTGGCAATAATCAGATCAGGTTTAGGCAATTTGTCCAATGTGTCAAATAAGGTGTTATCTCCAAACAAACGGCTATAATCAGCTAAATTCAGATTGATAAAATGATGATTTTTATTTTCAATATCAATGCCTATTGGATAGATTTCAATATCTTTGTCTAGTTTCTTAACGCCCTTGGTATATGATCCGTTTCCACTGTCAAATAACGCCCAGACAATCATTTTCAAAGATCTTCCTCCTTGACGAATGTTCCATTTATCATCTTTCCCTTTCTGTTCTTAATCTCCTCGTAAGCAATACCGAGACACTCAGTCACATCGAGGTCTAGTTGATGTGCTAGTACGATAATTGTTACCAGCGTGTCACCGATAGCGTCTTTCAGTGCTGCTTGTGGTTCCGTGAATTTCGTCGGTTTCAAGAGTACATCCCGAATTTCTCCGACTTCCTCAGTTACACGCATCCACTGAATCTTTGGGTCAGCTTGTTTTAAGCTGCGTTCGTCTGCCCAATCGTTGACCTTGTCGATTAGTTCAGTAATCCCGTCCTTTGCCGGTGCATCAAGCCCCAACAGATAACCAACGCTAACACCGAAATATTCAGCCAGCTTTTTGGCTTCCGCCATACTGATTTTGTCGGTTCCGTGTTCCCATCTTAAAACCCTCAGTTTTGGCACTGCTATTTTTTCGGCTACCTCGACGATGGTTAGATTTTTCTGTTCTCGTAGATATCTAAGCTTGTTCATTGTGCGTCCTCATGTCTAAATAATCTCTAAAACTTTGAAATTTGCTGTATTCAGATATTGTCTTTTCAAGTGATTCTTCCACTAGAGCTGAAAGACTTTTGTAATTTCCGTACTCTTTCAAAGCTAAGATGTGTGTGAATAGATCACTGGAAATTGTAGCCTGCACTCTCTTGCTCACCACTCCACCTCCTTAACTTCAACGCCCGGGCAGTCGAATACCCACTTATTGAACATCATATCCATAATATCTCCCCTTGCTGCCGATTCCAGTTTTTATTAAAGTTGTCGCCCACGAGGGACTTTTCCCAAAAAACGCACTTGCTTCTCGTCGTGTTTCAAAAAAATATTTTTTAGATTCCAAAATATCTATTATGACGCAAGCTTTCTTAGTCTTTTTCGTCATATCCTGCATGTGTTTATCGCTTGATACTTCGGCTAATCCGTTTTGGTACGCTCTTCTTGTGTTCTCCAAGCCCGTTACCCACTCTAAGTTTTTTACGCAATTATCTGTTTTGATTCCATTAATATGATCTACTTGAGGTAAATTGCCTGGATTCGGTATAAAGGCCTTAGCAACTAATCTATGAGCTCTAAATGTTTTTTGTTTCCTTTTCCCCTTTGTCCCAACTTGAAGATTTATTAGCACATACCCATGACGTTTCACAATTCTTGACCTTACATTCTTTTTAGTTAACTTATTCCTAAATTCGCCATTTTCAGACACTTCATAATCCGGTGCTTCTAAAATCGTTTTCCATTCTTCATTCAACTTCTTTAACCTCTACTCCTTCACAAGAGAAAACCCAGCCAAAGCCGTTCGCTTCTAGCTCTGTTCTCGTAAAACTTCCACCCTCACTATATTGAGTCCTTGTAAACTGTGGCGTTAATTCCTCGTTGTTTAAGTAATATTTGCCTAGATATTGCCCTAAACGACCTTTAATTTTAACCGTATACCTAGGCTCTTTCTCGACCTCATAGCCGAACTGGTGCATGTTGACGAGGGTAGTGAGCGTGTCGTTACCCTCGTCAATCAACCATTTCTCGAATTCATCTAACTTATCACTGGGGTAGCTATCCACAGCAATATAGATAAATCGAAATAAGTTTATTTCAAATCCGTCCTTATGTTCCTCATACCAATCCGCCACATACTGCGGAACTACTGGTTTAGGAAAGAATGAGTCATATAGGTCTTCTGCGTAAGATACAGAACCACCAGATATCCTTGATATTGTCCGTACCGCTTCTTCTCGGCTTATTGCTTCATTTCTATCCATCTAATCCAACTCCTTATAAATGATTAATGCTGATGTATGGCAATATGTAGCACTAACACCGCTGTCGGCCACGCTTGAAATATTCGACTGATATTTGATATCAATGATTTTAATTTGTGGATTCTCTTCGATAAACTCATTAATCAATTCGTCGATGTCTTTGTAATCGGTGAATCCATATTTAACATCTAACCACTTCGTTCTAATCATCATTTTCCTCCATCCAAACAATAGCATCCACTGCCATGCTTAACTTCTTCAACGCTTCAACATATTTCAGTGCCTCTTCCTTGTCTGTGAAATGGCACTCTTTAACATCATCCATTGTGAGTGCTACTCGTACTATCCACCGCATTCGATTAACTCCACCGTATACATCCTAGAATTGCGATATTTAACGCCTCTCAAACGATGTAGCTCGTTGATAGCGTCGTTTTTGTTATTGAAAATATGCTCACTGTCTGGCATATTGTCGTAATATACGATTACTTTGTATTTCATAACTTGACTAATCTCCTTCCATTCTCCGATGTTCTTCGAGCATATACTGGTGTTCCGTAGTGACTAACACTATTTACTGATACGCCCAATTGTTCAGCGATTTCACGCTTGGTGCCCATAGCCAGTAATTCATCGCCTTTATACAAGGCATACTCTTTCACTTGCATAATTCCATCATCCTCGTAAGTAATTCTTCATCCGGTAACTGCTCAAGGGTTAAGATACGATTGAGCTTCTTTGCACTGATTCCTAGCTTAGCGCTGATATATTCCATATCTTCCTGATTAGCCCAGAACCACTTCGAGAATTCTTGTGTTTGACCTAATACACTTGTGTGATCATAACTCCCTGGAGCATATACACCGACTAGCTTGTCTTTATATTTGCTGTTCATTCCAGCTCCTTGATCTCTAATTCAATGCGTGGGTTAGGACTGTACTTCTTGCGAGCTCTTAAATCGCAAACGATACTGTCATCCGTCCAGACGATACCCTTCTTATCAACTTTGTTGTAACCAGCTTTTGAAATGCTGTCAAAGAGTGCTTTTACCAGATTATCAACATCCGGGATTTTCGCATGCCAAAGTCTTTCATCCATGAATCGCTTGAATGCATCCCACGTTTTAGCTCTAGCTTTTGGCGTGGGTTTTTTTGACACATTCAACGGGGCTTTCATATAAAACGTGACATCTACTGAAATCGGACCGTCAAAGAATTGCCCGTCGTATTCTTGCTCAATAAGTTGCGAGCACTGACGACGCCATGCCTTCATTTTAGGGTCTTCATAAGTTCCAAACTTGCTAAATCGTGGCCTTGTTTGAGGTTTAGGCTCGATATTTAAAGTCATTTTCATGCTGCACCTCAGAAGGGTAGGTCTGAATCTTGGATATCCATAGGGTTGCTATTCCCGTAAGCATAGTTGCCTTGCCCGAAGTTTTGGTTTTGCGGTTGTGGTGCTTGCTGGCCAATTGTATTGCCTTGATTTGCATTACTGCCTTCACGCGCTGCACGGCTTTCTAGCATTTGGAAGTTCTCAGCGACAACCTCAGTCACGTAAACACGTTGGCCTTGCTGATTCTCGTAGCTACGGGTTTGGATGCGTCCGGTGATTCCAATCAATGCGCCTTTTTTAGCCCAATTAGCCAAATTTTCGGCTTGCTGGCGCCAGATAACGCAGTTAATAAAGTCGGTTTCACGCTCGCCGTTAGCGTCCTTGAAGTTGCGGTTAACCGCAAGACTGAAAGATGCTACTGCGATGTTGTTGCCGGTGTATTTTAGTTCTGGGTCTCTTGTTAATCTTCCAACAAGGCAGACTGAATTAATCATTTGTTTTCCCTTTCTCTCTATTCACGGTTTAAAAAATCATCCAACGTTAGAACCTCATGTAGTTTTTTCTGTGATTTGCAATAATCACAATGCCCACATTTTTTAGGTTCTTCATTTCCGAGCGATACTTGGTAGACTCTCGGAGCGTGCTCTGTGATGTAATTTAGCCCCTCTGCAAGCCATTCTTCAGTAAGTTCGATGATCTCCTTATCTGGTTGTTTTTCTTTCGAGACTGCCACGATAAACGGTTTATACGTTGGATAATCCATTTGTCGTAGGAGCTCTAAATAAGTTCCTAACTGGACATGGTATTGAAACCCTAGAATATTATTGACTGCCGTCGGCACTTTGGCACGCAATTCCTCTGACCATTCCTTAGTCCAGATGGATTTCATGGTTTTCAAATCGACTACATAGCCTTTTGAAAAGTTGATGCTATCCAACTTACCCTTGAATGGCACGCCGGCGATAAAACCAGTAACAATCTTTTCTTTTTCGACCTTGTCACTTTTCTTACCGTGGTATAAGTTGTTGAAAAGCGTGTCATCCTTTAGCGTTTCGATAACTTTTTCAGCGAGTTTGAAATCTGCTAGCAATCCATAAGGTTTACGGCTGGAAAACAACGCTTTTTTGTTGTCTTCTTTGAATTTCTCGTGTGCTTCCTCACTCTCGAAATAGCTATGGACATAGTTTCCAAACAGTAGAGGTTTTTGATCTCGTTCGTCATCCCAAATACCATCATCGATAGCTTTAGCTCTAGCTTCACATTTCATGTATTCCTTGAAACGACTTACAGACATATAGGTTTTGTCAGAATAATAATTATCATCCGTCAAGATTGTTAGTTCAGTCATTTTCTACCTCTTTGATTTTGGTTGAATCACCTTCGAACAAACTGACTTCTTCGATGATTTCACCGGTTTCAGAATCTACACTTTTTTCTGTTTCAGATTCAACTTCATCGCTCATAAGGTCGCCTAAAAGCGTTTGGGTATCCTCGTTTTTTGGTGTAACATCAATAGGATCAGATTTAACTTCCTCAGTTTGATTGTCCGAAATAAGTCCTTCTTGCATTTCTGTCGAAAGCGGGGCGTATTTGCTCAAAATGCTTTTAAGCACGGTTTTTTGTGCCATTGCATCGAAGTCTGTAGACCAAGGCCCCCTTGCATAAGTTTTTGAAAAGCGTTTCCCGTGTGATTCTGCTTGTTCTTTTGTCCAGAATGTCAGTTTTTTAAAGCCATTTACAAGCTCGAAAGTGGCAAAATAGCCATACACTTCGTCTTCTGGTTGGGTGAAATCAATGTCCAATGTTTCAAATAATGGGTCGTACGATTTAAATTGTGCTTTGTAGACCTTGCCAGAATTAATAGCCTTAAACTGACCAGAGCGGATAGCTAGCTGGATAAGCCCTTTGTAGCCTAATTGAAATTGTGCATCTTGCTTGTAAGGGACGATATAAGCAAAGCCCAAACTTGGCTCGATAGGTAGATTTAGTACCGCTGCTTTCATTGCCGCTGTCATAATCGAAGTGTTGCTTGCTCTTGCCAGTAGATTATTGTTGTTGACGATTGACAATAGGCTGGCTGTAAATTGTCGTTCATTCCCATTCAATACTTCTTGGAATTTCTGTTTGACTGCTGGTGTGTTGAAAAAATCTTTGTGTGCTAATTGATTTGTCATGCTTTTGTCTTCCTTTTTGTTTTGAACACCCTTATTTCGCATTTTAAGGGGGTATAGTGCGATTTTAACGGTGTCATAGTCTATTTATACCACCGAGCAAAACACACGCCTTAAAATCGATTTTAGAGGGGTTTTCTAGTGTGTGCTAAAAATCTGCGTTGATTTCTTAGCGAAATACATATATTCGTTGATTTTGCTGATGAATGAGTATAAATCTAGCTCATCCATCATTTTCTGCTTATGCTCTTGTGAGAACACAAGGCCATGAATGCGCTCGTAGTCTTCAAAGAGCTTTAGTTTTACTTCAATCTCTGTCAAAGCATCATCCTCTTGTCTTGTTGCGTTTTAAACTGGTAAACGTGCTCGTTCGTGGTTCCAAGTCCTGTCTTTTTGAATATCCTCGAATACACACGCTTGCCATAAGTGCCCATGATATCCCGTGGGCTTAGGTTGGTCGTGATAATGGTCTTGGTGCGCTTATTTAAAATGCTATACAAGATGCCATTAGACCACTCTGTCACTTTTTCAGTGCCCAAATCATCGAGCACTAGCCATTCAGCTTCCGAAATGCGTCTGATATATTCAGCTTCAAGACTGAAATCCTCTTTGATTTTGGCTAATAGGTCAACCACGTTGATGAATAGCCCCATCTTTTTCGTGTGATCAGACAAAGCTTTAAGTGCTGAATATGCTAGGTGGCTTTTGCCTACTCCAGTATCGCCAATCAAAACAATGTTGTAGTCTTGACCGTCAAGATAGCCTTTAAGTTGATTTCTGACATTCTTCAAGTCTTCTTTTTGTTCTCTGGTTACTGCCTTGTAATTGTCAAAGCTAGCAGTTTTTAAATCATCATCCAGTAAGCTGAAATCTTTGAGGAAGTACAGACGTTTCTGCTCTTGCTCACGCTCATACTGCTCTTGTGCCTTGATAGCGTTCTGTTGCTCTTGTTCTTCCCTGTGGCAAAGCTCACATACTGTATAGGGCTTTGAGTTCGGAAACTGAATCGTGACATAGTACCGTTGGTGCTTCTCGCAGTATTTATCACTAACTGTCATATACTGCCTTCGCATTTGCTTAGCTGTGCTTTCTAAACTCATAAGCATCACCTCTAGTATTTGCTACAAGCTGGCCCAAATTTAACCGGTTGTTCATCAAAGTTTTTACGGCTGTCAAACTTACGTTGTTCTTCATCTTGCTGGGCAACGGTATGAATCCCGTTTTGTGCCCATGATTTCAAAATAGAGTTGATATAGCCAAAACCACGTTTTGAGTTATCAGCAGCTCTATCAATGGCACGTTTGACCAACATGATTTCTAACTTATCGAAATTGATATAGCCTTCTAGTTTTTCCATTTGGTATCCGTCAATAGGTCCAATTCGTTCTTGATAATATCTGAAAATATTAAAATCTGATTGGTCATCAGCAGCAGAAGAAGAAAATTGACTAATTTCTGATGTTTCATCCTCTCTACTGTTAGATTTACTTAAATTAGATTTACTTTCATTATCTTTACTTATATTGGGTAAACCAGTGGTTGCCGTTTGGTTTACCAGTGGTTTACCAGTGGTTTCATCGGTAGTTTCGTTTAGCAATTCTTTGTAAATGCTAGGTATATATCTGTCTTTTCTGACAGTGTTCTGTTCGTGGAAATCGACCACAAAATAAACCATTTCATCATTAAGAGGTTTTACGAATTGCTTGATAACTAGAAGTCCTAGGTTATCCTCGTTAGCTCCTATCATTCTAAGAATAGGGAATGCTTCCACCACTCCGTCGTCGTCGCAATTTTGGATGAGGTGAAAATAAAGAGCTTGTGCTTCTAGGGGTAAACGTAAGAAACGATGCGTTTGGGTAACAGTTTTACTTATCATTCTACGGTTTCCCATTTTTACCTCCTGTGTAATAGTATTTCTGATTATCTGCCATATTTAATGCCTACCCTCCCACCGCTGCATGTTCTATTGGTTCGCCAAGGATTCTAGGAATGCTTTGATGCTATCTCTCATGGATTCTTCACGCTCCGTGCGTTCAAAGTCCGAGCCGTCAAGCTTAGTTACGCTGTATTCAACTTCCACGACAAGCACTTCGCAGCCAAACACTTCAGCAAGCTTGTCAATGCCAGCTTTTTGTTTTTCGTATGGTTCGATTGGTAGCTGTAGCGCTTTCCAAAGTCGGTGATCAAAAGTCGCTGTAAATGCTATGTTTCCTTTGTCTTTATAGCTCGTAAGAAAGCTATCCTTTTCAGCGCTGTAGAATACGATGTTTTTATTGTTTTCTTTCATGATTATTCTCCTTCACCTTCGTTATATTTCTTGAAGCTCAATGTCAAACCTGCGATACCTGCAGAGATAACCAAGAGACCAAGAGTTGACATGATGCCCTCTTTTTCACCAGTATGTGGTAGAGTACCACCGTAAACCGTCGTATTTGCCACTTCTTTTGGCTCAGAATCGTTTTTATAAACGACCTCGGTAATTTCTACCTCTTTTGTTTTCGGAGCGTCTACGGGCTTATTAGGTGCCTCTTTAGGCGTGCTAGGTTTTTCTGGGATCACTGGTTTTTCTGGTTCTGTTGGAATGTGCAATTCTCGCACCTCTGGAATGCCGGGGATGCCGCCTTGGAATTCTGGGATGTCAACTTTTGGTGCATCGTGTGGAATTTCGAATGTTGGTTCTGGTTTGTTCTCGCCAGACGCATCTCCACGTCCGCCTACAAGCTGAATTTTCATATATGAAACAGCACCGTCTGATTCAGCTTTCAGTTCAATCTTGTTAGTAGGATTAGTTGAGTCCTTAACAGCATTTACAAGTTTAGTCTTATAGTTTACATAGATCATGTGATCCAAGCGATCCATTTTGATAGTGAAGCCATGATCAGATTTACTGATAGACTTAACTAAGTCCATAGCATCACCTTTATCAATCCAAGGATCAACACTTTCAATATTCTTTACTTCAAAGAAGTTATCAACAAGTTTTTGGTTCTCAGACATTTCATCAATGATAGTCACATAGTTTAGAACACGTTTTGCATAGTTTACACGAGCTGTCCAATTGATTACTGTAGGATCATCTTTGTCTTGCGAACCCCACTTTGCAATCAATTCATCTTTGCCAATTACTTGTTCACTACCAATGTTAGTTGTTACCAAAGTACCATTAAAATTGGCTGTTACAGGCTTGCCTGAAACTACTTTGTCAGTCCAACTTGCATCAAGTTTGAGACTCATGCTCTTATTTAGAGGGTGAGTTTTGAAATAGTCGTTGAATACAGTAGTTACTTTGTTAGTGTTGGCATCCGCTGTAGCTTTACCTACTACTGCTTTTTCAGGGTTATGTACATCAAACTCGTAAGAAGTTTGGAATTTCACTTCTTGAGGCAAGTCAAAAGTAACCTTGTCACCCTCGTTAATTGCCATGTCGTCTGGGAAGTTGATATCTTTGTACTCAACTTCAAACGGGCTATATTTGCCAGTACCATTAGGGAAATCCACTTGCACGTCAGGGTTTGTCACTGTGATAGTGTCACCCTCTTTGACAACGCTAGTAGGTGCTGCCGGTGTTTCCACTACTGGTTGAGTTGCTGGTGCTTCTGCAATCGGTTGAGATTCTACTGGTGCTGGTGCCAACACTTTTGGTGTTTCTGCCGCTGGTTCGCTAGGTGTAACTGTGACATTTCCAGCGTTGTCAGCTGTATAGACATTAGACACCGCTGGTTGAGCGTCAACTACTGGCTGTGTTGTTTCGTCCGCTGATACTTGGCCAGCACCGATAAGCAATGCTGTAGCGAGCGCAAGTGTTCCGCAAAGACCATAGGCTTTTGATTTAGTGAAAGATGGTTTTGCAATTGTTTGTGTTTTCATGGTATAATCTCCTTGGTATAATTTTCTCTGCACAGGCCCTTACCTGTGCTTTTTTTAGTGCTTCAATCCGCACCCATCGCCCACCGTGTCATGTCTCAATGTTTTATTAGACTTATGAATGGGAAAATTAGGAAAAAAGTAATTTAGTAAAGATTTTTTTGGGGAAAGGTATAAGTTACACTCCACGGTGAGCCGTGGCTACGGATTGAAGATGGCAATATTATCGGTTTCCGTATTTTGCTAGTAGCTCACGCTCACGTCTCTGACGTGCTTCATATTTCTGGTCGTTGATTTCTCGTGGTGTCCACACTGGCTCGAAGAAGCACTCTTGTTGTGGTTGTTTCTTAGACCAAATCCAGTTAAATAGTTTTGATGGTTTCATTTGTTTGTTTCCTTTCGTGATACAATTGAGTTATCCCAATGAAGGGAGGTGGAATTATGAGCGAACAATTCGATGCATTTAAACAAGCAGCTGACAAGGCACTAACCGAATTTGCGGGCGGTTCTGATGCTATCGTCAAACTTGTTGATGAATTACTCAAAGCCCAAGCGGTTGATCTTGAAACTTCATTCAAGCTTCAAGAAGTTGATAAGCTTAATGCAAAGATTTCTAAACTCGAGAGCCGAGTTGCTGAATTGAATGATCAACTTTCTCGACACGATAAGTAGCTTCATTCAACCGTTTTAAAGCAGATATGCGCTCTTGCTCAACGCTGGCATAGAATGCTTCTCTAGCTTTAATCCATTCCTCTAGCAAGTCGCTAGGGGTTTTTGTTATTTGCCGTGAATACGGCCATCTTGTTGGCCTCATGTTGCATTGTATTTCCTTTCTTCTATTACCCAACCGCACCAACAAGCTAACGAAGTATTTAAATTTAGGAGTCATCGTTAATGATATGTTTACGTACTTACCGCAAGCCACTTGGAAGGCTTTTTGTTGATATTGTTTAATAAAGGATAATTATTTTTTCGCTTCGTTAGCTCACTGCTACGGTTGGGAGATTGATGTTATTTGAATCTGTTTCTAGTTTTCCACTCAATGAAGGACTTAAACCCCTCATAGTTGATGAAAACCAGTTTATGTGTCGGGTTGAACACGTAGTCTCGAAAGTCTTTGTTGTCCCTCATTTCTCTAATGAGGTTCTTTGCCATCGACTTCCCTAGACCTTCCCACCGCTGCATGAGGTGGTCATAGTCTCCCCACTCAGCCGTTTCGTTCACTCCGACTGGTTTGTAGGTGATTTCCATTGGTAGTCCTTTCTGATCTAAATTGTTAAGCGTTCTTGATTAAGAAACTTGTTGACGAAATACTGTTGGCCCTTACCAGTAACCTTAGTTGTCGTGTTGGTAGTTGTGTGGCCGTCAGCGTGATTAATATTTGTCTTTTTCAACTCAAACAGTTCTAAATCCATGCTCTTTTGCGTTGGTTGATTCCAAGAATCCCCACGGCGACTGATTAGATAGCCGTTAGAGCGTAGCCACTGAAAGAGCTTGTTTTGACCAATATCAATCCCGTTCTGTTTCAAGATTTTAGCCAGCTCACCAATTAGACAAGATGACTTGCTAGCACTTACTGCATCAGCAAACAGCACCTTAGGACGGTCAGCTTCAATCTGTGCTTCTAGCTTATGGACTTTCTTGTCAGCCATGAGTAACGCTCTAGCCATGATTTTCTCTGGGCTATTGAAGTCTTTCTCAACTTGGATGAAGTATTCTCTGACCTCGTGTCCTTTATTTGTTTTCGACATCATAGCTAGATGTTCAGCCATGCGGATTGTAACGGCGTAATCTTGTAATTTTTTTGTCCCGCCGTATTGATTTTGCTGTGTAGTTGTAACTACGGAGCTAAAATCTTCGTTTTCTTTGAACATTTTGAAGTTTTGCTCAACCCACTGACTGAAGCGAGTTTTTACCTCTAAACTTCTATGTAACTCACGAGCTGAAACAACAGCGCTATCATCTTTGAAATCTATATGAATCAACTCATTCATTTAATCACCTCTCCCATTTTTTTATTTTTCATAACATAATATGTAATATCGTCATCCATTTTTGAATCGGCAAGTCTCTTCTCAGTGACACCTATTAAAATTGGATTGATAAATTCTTTTGAATAGGCTAATAATTGAATAGTGGGATTTTTATTATCTGTTTTCAATTCAATAATCACTGGTCTCTTGCTGCTTTTTTCTTCGGCTAAAATGTCAATTCGGCCACTTTTTATTACAAATTCACTTTTCACAAATTCAAAATTAGGGAACAGCGTTTCGAAGTTTTGACAGATATAATTCTGCATATTCTTTTCACGGTCTTCCCTGCTGTTTTCACATTCCAGAGCGTGAATGAACTCTAAATCTAAAAAATCAATGAGATATATTGTTCCTTGGAACTTATTCAGATATTTATCTTTAATAAAAGTTCTCAGCTTTTTGATTTGCTGTGAGTTGTAATTGCATTTTTGCTTTTCTCTAGCTACCCACAAAAACAATTCTTCAAAAGAACTAAACTCATTGTTTTTGTTTAATGTTATATTGATTAAATTGTTCATGTATTATCCTTTCTGAATTCGTCTAAACTGACATCTAAAGCGTCAGCAATCTTCACCATTCTACTGAAAGAAAGGTCTCTCTTTCCGATGTTCATCAACGTGTTATAGCTGATACCAGTCTTTTCAGCTAACTCTGTGACTGTCATTCCTCTGTCAATAAGTAACTTGCTTAAAGTTTTTTTCATGTTCAATCCCAAAACACAATATATAGTTTTTGATTGTATTGAAAACACAACATATTGTGTTACTCTATCCTTTCTGATATAATTGATTCATGACAAACGATTAAATAGGGCCTCTCATCTCCTTATGAAAGTCGCTAGTCAAATATTATGGAAAGGAGAATTAATATGTCTAATACAAAAAAATTTGACTTAGTTGGTGATATAGCATTCTTTGCCACAGAAATTGATTATGATATTGCTATATCGACAGCGGCTGGAACATACTTTGGAAAATTACTTCCTGATAATCCTGATGAAACTTATGATGGTATAAAAAAATTTTTAGAGTTTCGTAAAAATTTAAGCCATACTTTCGACGGCGACGAACCACTCGAAGTTATTCTATTAGTAGATGTCACTTTGGTTACTGGTTCAAATCAAAAAATGACGATGCCATTTGTTTATTTGTTTATTGACCAAATAATTGGCGTCTCATGTGGCAAAATTTAAGATTAGAAACATTTGCTAGTCTTTTAGAATCAATCGTTATATTCAAAATAGCGTTTGATTCTTTTTTCTTTCCACTATATGGATATCGTTTTGGTTTCATGTTTGCTCCTCTTTCTACACATCTCCTTTAATAGGATTTTTTGCAACCCACTTCATAGTAGCTATTTGATTGATATTAACCATCAAGCCACCTATATTCAAAAACCTATTTTTAGGATTTCCAACAAATTGGAATAATTCAACAATTTGCATTACAGGGTTCGTCACCTCTATTTTCCTACCGTTCGATAGAGTAATGATCGCTGTAACTATCTCTGCAACTGGTACAGAATTTTTTAAACCTTTTTCTGAAATCAAATTCGCCATTTTTCCTACTCCTCAGTATTTCATTGAGGGCTGTTCTTTCTAGTTCATTCATTGTTTGTTCCTTTCATAATTTTAATTAGGCTCGAACCAGAACCTCAGATAATATTAATAGGTTTCAAATAGCTACGTTCTTATTAGCTTTTTACCTTGAATTTAATTCAAGTTTTACTGTAAAAAAATATCAGATACCGTACAAATCAGACGATTGAATGTGGTATTTATTACAAATGAGTACCATGTTCTTAGGAGAAATAGAAAGCACGTTCTTCTCCCAAGCGCTGACTGTTTGAGCTGTCGTACCAACGCTTTTAGCGAATTCTTTTTGCGTCATATTATGACGGGCTCGAAGTTCTTTGATTGTAATCTTTGGAACTATTTTTGTCATTTTGTTGCTCCTCTCTAACTAACTTACAAACATATTGTAACTTGAATTTAATTCAATGTCAACAATTTTGTTGATTTTTTTTCAAGTTTTTTTAGTTTTTTTATAAAACAACTTGAAAGTTAGGAAAGTCTACTATATAATACTAATATAAACAGCAAGGAGAAAGATATGGATTTGAATAAGCAAAGAGGAAGTAGAATTGAAAGTTTGAGAGCTAACAAGGGCATTAGTCAACTTGAATTAGCGAAAATGTTAGGGTATAAGTCTGACTCAACTATTTCGAAGTGGGAAGGCGGTGCTAGTATTCCAACGGGGACAAAGATTGTAAAATTAGCTCAAGTTTTAGGAACTTCCACGGACTACATCTTGTATGGAGTCGATAAGCCTGCTGTCTCTGATATTCAATCTATCTATGATGACCTAAATGACATAAACAAGAAAAAAGTAGTAGATTTAGCTCTTACCTTGCGTGATAAACAAAATAGAAAGCCAATTCAAATGACTACTGTTTTTATCACAGGCTTTGTTTCTGCTGGCAACGGGGTCATGCAAGACGACTATGTAGACGCTGAAATCACAATTCCCTCTAATGAGGTTCCTGATGAATTTGATAGCGTTGCAAAAGTGATAGGCGAAAGTATGTCACCTAAAATAAAAGACGGAGACCTACTTTTTATCAAGCATACCCCGCAAGTAGAGAATAATGATATTGCAATTTTTCAAGTTAATGGCGAGAACTATGTCAAACAGTTCAAATCAAACGGGACACCATACCTGAAATCACTTAACCCCGACTACGACAATGTCTATCTTTCAGAAAATGACGACATCCGAACGATCGGGGAAGTCGTAGATATCTATAGAGTTTAAATTATGTGCAATCACTGAACCACATTAAAAGCTGGGAGGAGAATTCATATTATGAAAGACGAAAAAAAAGTCTTAGGTATTTTAGCGATTGTTTTTGGTGGCATTGCCCTAATTGGTTCTTGGGTGCCTATTTTAAACAATGTTTCATTCTTTATTGCTATTATCTCACTGATTTTGGGTGTAATCGCATTGATTGTTAACCGCAAAAACAAAAAAGCGCTTGCTATTGTCGGAACTTGTTTATCTATAGCTTCAATCATCATTGTACTTGTGACTCAAACAATGTATAGTAGCGCTCTAGATAATGCTAGCAAAGCGATTGATAAAGCTAGTTCGTCCATTGATGCTGATTATAGTAAGTCATCTTCCGAAAAAGCTAGTAAAGAAGCAAAAGCTGATTCAAACTTCAAGTGGACTGACGCTTATTTTGATAGCATTGTAGATGGCACTACTACTTATGACGAGATTGTAGCAACTGTCGGTGAACCAAATACAACTAAAACAGATACTGACTATGATATTGATACTGATTCGAAAATTCCATCTAAGGATTGTGATTGGGATTTAGACAATGGTTCATACTATGCTAGCGTTTCAATTCACTTTGTTCAAAAAAACGGAACTTATGTAGTTGATTACAAAACCGGTACTGGTCTTAAATAAAACAAAAAGCCCTACACTCACCGTCGCCAAACTTAGAGTGTAGAGCTAGCACCACAGAAAAACAGAAAACACACTAACAGTAAAACAAACCAATAAGGTTGTGTTTTCTTTTTTCTGTACCCATTTTACCAAAATTAAGGAGATCTGACAATGTGGGTAGAAGAATTACCAAACGGAAAATATAAATATTTTGAGAGATACAAGGACACTTACACTGAGAAGTGGAAACGGGTATCTGTAACGCTTAACAGTGGGTCTAATCGAGCAAAGAAAGAGGCTCAACGCTTACTGGATGATAAGATAGCTGAGAAGATGGCTGGCTTAAACACTACCGATGCATCATTTAACGACGTGTTGCACGAATGGTGGGAATTCCACAAGAAAGGCATTCGAAGGACTTCGATTAGTTCCATGACCAGTAATGTCAGGTATGTCGAAGAGAATTTCGCTGTAGATGTCAAAATAGCAAACATTGATACACACTATATCCAACGCTTTATCAACGATGCCGATGTTCCACGTTCAATCCTTGAGCGTGTTAAATCTATTTTAAACCTTACCTTCGATTACGCTTGCACCGTTGGTTACATTCCTAGCAACCCTGCAAGACAAGCAAAACTTCCCAAGAAACAACAAACGATGGAAGATTACGACAAGATAAGAAATAAATTTCTAGAGATAGACACTGAACTACTTCCGCTACTTGCAGAATTACGAAAGCAAAAACGCACTTATAGAAATGCCATCCTTGCAGAGTTTCTCTTTGTCAGCGGTGCTCGAATCGGTGAAGCGGTAGCCCTTGAAACGTGCAATTACAGAAAAGAGGACGGCTACCTTGATATTTTTGGGACTCTTGATAGTGTCCAAGGCTACAAGAGGGCTAAGAAAGAACCACCTAAAACGCCAGCCGGCTACCGTAGCAATAAACTAACTAAACGTGAAATAGAATTGCTGGATGAAGCTATACAGATTCGTGATCTAAACAAGTCGTTATCAGACGATTGGGCGAACATGGATAGAGATTATATTTTTGTGACTGACAAGGGAGTGCCACTTCAACGGAACTCATTTAACAATTCTATCCAAGCTGCTAACAAGAGACTGGATAAGCCGATTAATAAACCGATATCATCACATATCTTCAGACATACGCTGGTCAGCTATCTGGCTGAGAATGGTGTCCCGTTAAAGGCTATCATGGATAGGGTTGGGCACGATGACAGTGATACCACAATGAAGATTTATACCCACGTAACCAACAAAATGAAGAATAAAGTGGTTGAAATCATTGATAACTTGCCCCTTTCGTGCCCCTCGAAATAAAAAAAGACCTATCTACCAAGGTTTAACCCTTGATATGATAGGCTTTTTCTTTGAGTCTTATTTTACTGTGCGGGAAAGTTAATCGGTTTTTAGATAAGTATATAATAGGAAGAAAACCTATTAAATAAGGATATATGCGTGTAAGATATAGACGGTAAAACTCACATAAAGTTACTAAAGTTTACACTTATTGCCCCTTATTTGCCCCCTTTTCATAAAAAAGACTTGGCAGCATGAGCTACCAAGCGGCATGAAAAAACAAAAACATTGAACGTTAAAGTCCATATATAGTGTACCTCTATTTGAATTAAATGTCTAATGTTACATCAAGGAGACACAAAAAGGCTAGGATAACCCTAGTCTTTTATCGTTCCCAGATTACAACGTCTTTCTGCGATAAGCTCCTCTAGTTCGTTCAAATCCGAACCCGTAGCATGATTTCTGATAAAGCTACGAGCGGACGACCTTTTAGAGAGATAATTTCTATGCTCTCTATTGTTTGCATTCCACTTCTTAGTGGCCTTTGCTTGTGCGTCCATGCGATCTACTCACTTTCCAAATCTAGCGACGAATAATTTATGATATAACTCAATGTCATCGTTAGTGACATCTAACAATTTGCCGTGAGATTTTTTAACATTCACGTATTTTTCAAGTTCTTCGACGTTACGCATGTTGCTGATGTCGTAGCCAGCTGTTAACAAACCGTACAACGCTTTGTGGATTTCTCGCAAATTATCATTTTCCAATTTTTTAGAAAGATTGAACATTTTGCTTGCTGTTGCAGAATTGTTTTTGATCTCGTCTGTGTATCGAGAACCTAAAATTGTTTGACCGTTTTTCATTTTGTTTTACCTCGTTTTATTTTTTTATGCTACTTCTTTGAGTTATCCAATGAAGTCGATTAATTCTTCAAAAGGAACTTGCTCTAAATCTTCATAATCTGTGAAGTCTTTCATGTATCCTTTCAAATCTTCGAGAACTTTTTCTTCAGTAACTTCTTCGTCTCCATCATAAACGCTCTTGTACTCTTCGACTAATTGGTTGATTTGTGATTGTGTTAGTGCCATTTTGTTTCACCTTGAGAACTTCTTTTGTTCTCCCTTTCCTTATCTTCATTTATATTATAGTACATATACTATAAATTGTCAACACTTTTGAGAAAGAAATTTAAGTTTTTTGCAAAATAAAAAAACCCGACAAAAAGCCGGGGACAGTTCGAGAATTTTCGTCGAAAGACGTCAAATATTCCAATGACTATAGTAGCACTTATAGTAGAGATTAGCAAATACAAAAAAGAGCTATGAGATAACCTCGTAGCTCTTTGCCTATGATGGACTTATATTATACCAAATAAAAAAAGCCCCAGCAAATGCCAGGGCTTCGACCACTACTGCCATGATATCCCTATTGCAGTGTGAGGGGAGGTGATATACTCCTTTTCGTTTTTTTAGTTTGCGTGGTCTGTTATTACATATCTGTGCAGTCGTCCAAGTACTGGTCTTCAACCCACTGAGCACTGTCAGGGTGGTTGATTCGAGACCACCCGTTTAGTTTCTCGTAAACACGGACTCGTGTGCCTGCTGGGAGAAATTCCTTGTCTTGGCTATCAATGCGAGGACCAGCTTCAACGTAGTAGTCAGTGGTAAGAGTGCCTTCATAATAGGGTTTGTCTGACTTCTCTAAGCGTGTATTAACATCTAATTCACGCTCAAATTCGCTTTGGGCTGGTGCTGGAAGAGGTGTTCCGCTTTCACGGAAGACAATTTCACGAGGACGACCGTTTAAATCCCAAATATAATTATAGTCGTTTTCAGTCACACCGTCCATGCCATAGTTGCAATGGATAGCTGTGCTATCACTAGTCATAATCAATACGTGGCCAAACGCACCGAGCGAGCTTGAACCGTCACGAGGTGCCCAAATGACAACGTCCCCACGTTGACCATCGAATGTACCATCTACAGCGTCAAACACTTTTGCATAGCCAATTGCTGGCAATGCTTGTTGAAGTGATTCTGTGTTGTTATTTAAGCTGATTTCGAGTGCATAGCTTACCGCTGATGAGCAGTCAAACTCAATGCGCCCATCTCCGTCAGCGTCGTTTCCGTAACGGTCACCCATGTCATAATGTACAGGGATTGATTGTAAGTGATACATGCGTGCGATACTTGATTCAATTTTACTCATTTATTTATTCTCCTTCAATTAATCTTGCTTTGGTTCGTGGTAGCCCAAGGCTTGCTCACTGTCTCCAAGACCCTTAGTGGTTGGGTCAGTTACGATACCCAAGATTACCAAAATCACAACGAAAGTATTAACTCCCTCTTGAATGTTGCTAGGGATATTAAGTCCAAACTGTTGCAACATCAAAAAAGATTGCTGAGATAAGAGCTACTAGAGTAGCTTTGTTTTGCAAACGTAGTTTAAAGTTAATCATTTTCTTCTTCCTCCTCAATTAAGTTAAATTTATCTTTATCAATATTTTTTTTGACATATCTGTCAATAAAGGGAATTTCAACCCCTAGAGCTGACAAACTAGCAAGGATACTAGCACCGTAAGCTGATAACACGGAAAAAATAAACGCATCCATAGCACCACCTAAGTTCATGTAAACCATGAACGGGTATGATACTGCTACGATAATTAACATAGCTGTATGGCTAACCAATCCCTTTCGAAATCTACGGCTTGAAAATTCATGATAAGCCCACGCTCTGGATACTCCCAAAACAATGTCAGCTACGATAACCAACATAAGTAGGAATACCCAAAGATGTTCGTCTATGCCATGTTCGTAGAAATCTTTGACGACTTCAAAGACGCCAAAGATGCCGTCTGGTTTCTGCATCTATCACGCTCCTGTAGTAGTATCAGCCAAAATCTCATCTTCTACTTTGTAACGCAAGTCACGTAGAGCACGTTCGTCTGTACGCATTTCTTGACGATGTTTAGCGTAGAGTTCAGCGTTTAGAAGATTCTCTTGGACAGTAGAGACTGCATTGGAATCTACACTAATGAGTGTCTGTTTAACAAGGATTGTAGCCCCTTCTTCTTCGACGTTAAATTCTGCATTGATTGTGCGTTGTTTTGTAATTTTAAGTGACATATTATTTTTTCCTTTCTTAATTTGGATAATTGTCTTCAGTGATATAAGTGATCGTGCCGTTGTAAACTGCTTTAGCATCGGACTGATTTGTTAGATTAATGTTCCCGTTAGGCAATAAATGCCATGTTGCTACGCCTACTTGATTTCCACCTATGTTTTTACTGGCGTTCAAATTCGTTTCGACGGCTGGTCTAAAACCTTCTGGCATTTTCTCGTTAAGTTCTTTGTACTCTATTCCACCTAGCGTCGAATAGATACCACGAACCAAACTGCACATAACTGTGTTCCCTTTTCTAACCATGTTAGCTTTAACGCCAAACCCCATATCGACTTCTTTCTTTACCAGAGCCGGTTCTGGCTTTTCCGGTTTCTCTGGTTTGGGCGTGTACTCAATCCATGAACCATTAGAATTGTTGGTTACTGTCCGTTTAAACATACGACCAGATATAGTCGTTAATGTTTGATGGTATCCAGAAACACTTTCCACGACTTGCAAATAAGCCCCCTCGCCCGATGCTGGATGGTTTCGGTAGTTCCCTAGAATCGAATAGAAACCAGTGGTTCTATAGTCGTTTAGGTTATCCACTTTAGTATCTATGGCTGCACCATTTGGTTCAGTCAATTTGTGGTGCTGAATCTGCTTGCGGTTTGAATAAATCAACCCGTCAACATCCAAAGCTCCACGCTCACGGTATTTATTAATTCCGATACCTTCTTTATCGTAGGACATTACGATTCGGTCACTCGGTACAGTAACTTGAAACGATACGCTAGTAAACTTATCTTCTAACTTACCGACCACAATGTAGGATGTATCGGCTGGGTACGAATTACCGAGGTTTGCGTTTGATGCGCTAAACTCTGAAACCTGCGACCATGTTCCACCAGCTCCACCGTTGTCGATTGTTTCGGTATCAGAATCAACTTTTCGTGTGGTGAATGTTAACTTCATCGGGTTCTTCTGGACACCATTAACCATAAGCGGTGCTACTTTGGCAAAACGTTTAATGGTAAGCGTGCTATTGGTTGCACCACTCCTAGTTGCTTCAAATTTCAACGTTGGACTGAAGTAATTTAAAACAGTGATGGTCGTTTCGTATGAATCAGACCTAATCCCTCGACTATCCTCAACATAGCCCCTTAACGTGAATTGTGTATCTTTGTTAACGGATATTTCACGAAAAGTTCCGTTAGGTGCAGAAATCGTGTTATTGTTTCCGACAATCTCCATGAAATAGCCCGTGATAGATGCTCCGTACCTTACTTGAACATTTTCAAAACGTGCATAGATTTTGGATAACACGGAAACAAAGTGTCTATCCGATTGAGTAATATTCCTTGTCAATTCAGTGGCATCCGCTAATGCAATCCTAGAGAATGTGGGCTTAACTCTATTCAATGACAAACCAACAGTGAATGTTTTTGATTGCGTATTGATTAGTTTTCCGTCAACGTAAGTATCTAGGAATATCGTTCCCCAACCACTTGAACTATTCGGGATGTCGTTAGCAAAACTGTCTGGAATCGTCCATTTATACGATGTGTCAATATTGTCTGCCAGTTTTCCTTCAAGACCATACCATGAGTAGCGTAGTGTGTGCTTGGCTGAAGCCACTCTTTTAGCAATAGAAAAATTCACGCTATCCCCCAGAATTACGTTGCTAGGCATGGTTAAGACACTAGCGTTGGTAATCGGGTCAAGGGTAATAGCGTATGGACCGACGTTTAAATCTCCCGGACCTTGTGGGCTGTAACAATAGAAAAACGCCTTTGAACCAAATACGTTCTTGCCGTTCGTGTGTTCAACTTCGATGGTTTTATCGATTAGTTGTGTTTCTGAATTTTGTCTTGAAACCTCTAAATGGTTAGTGTCACCAATATATTGACCAAACGCATCAACATACCACTTACACATTCCTCTTGGAAACGTTTGATTAGTATTAAACAAAACTAATCTAATGCGGACAGTAGAACTATTTTTTTCGACATTCTGACTAACTTGGTCAATCGTCATTTTGATGCGAAAACCTTTGTCGGTATTCGACCAATATTCTTCCATCTTACTTACCTCCTACATATCTGATTACGTTACGGTCTGGATTAATGAAATCTTGTTCTTCCCTAAAACGACCAATCTGGATAGTTTTTGAGAAAATACCATTCTCGATGTGAATCACACCTTTAGAAATATACATAACCTCATTACCGGCTGAGAACATTGAAATGCGTCCATTTGGGCTGAACAGCATAGAACTAGAGTTATCGGTTTTACCAATGACAAGCCCTTCGTTTGATGAGGTCATGTAGCTGTCGATGAAGTTCCAGCGCTCTGACATGTCGCTTAGATTGTTTTCTAGCTTAGCCACACGGGCGCTTGCGTCAGCCAAGTTCTTCTCAGCCTGCGCCCGATTAGCGTTATTTGCATTAACGAAATCTTGATAGGCTTTGACCCATTGGTTGAGCGTGTCAAGAGATGCTTTGGCTTCAAGCTCGGCTTGTACCACAGAATTAACTTCGTTGAGCTTATTGAGCTGTGCTTGTGTCAAAACTTGGTCGGCTTTGGAATCGATGCCATCCTGTACATCTTCAATCGCAGGGGTCCAGTCCGTTTTGACTGTTCCTTTTTCGATTTTTACTTCCCAAACAGATTTGCTAGCCGTTTTGTGATATGTATTGACCCGTAGATGATAATTTCCTGTCGGTTTATTCCAAGTAACTAGCGTTCCTGTAGTTCCAGTCTTCAAATCGGATACAATCTGATAATTTTGGTATTTATCATCAATCAACCAAAGTGTCACATTATCGCTTTCGATATTTGGGTTGTGCAAAGCAGTAAAATTACCGTCTGATTTTGCGCTAATAAGATATTTTTGATTTTGCTCTAAGAAGATAGAAGTTTCGGTTTTGTATAAAACATTATTATCAAAATTCGTTGGTTTTCTGTCGGGGTTAAAAGGCCCTTTCGAACCTTTTAAGAGATTCCGACCACCAACTGAAACACTGCCAGCCGTGTCATTCCACGAATAGTCGGCTGGATTAGTGCTATTTGCTTTGTCAAAGTCAGTACATATCCCTAGATATCGCTTAGTGCCGTCTTGCGTAAAACTGAAACCAGTGCGACCATCGGCACTATCGGCATAAGCAAAATGGACGTAAGGTGTTCGTCCGTCTGCTCCTGCTTTACCCGGTATACCATCACGCCCATCGCTACCCTTCCACTTGGACCAGCGATAGTCTTGTGGGTTTCGGCTATCCGTAGTATTGAAATCTTGGTACATGCCGATAAACGCCTTGTCAGTGTCGGTTTGGCTGAAACCACTACCAGAGACCGTGTCAGCGTATGCTATGTGGGTGTACTGTGTTTTACCATCAGCACCCTTAACACCAGGGATACCTTGGTCACCTTTTGGACCTTGTAAGCCTTGTAAACCACGTTCGCCCTGCAATCCTCTGTCACCTTTTGGGCCTGCTGGCCCTGGGTCGCCTTTATCTCCCTTGACACCATTTCGGCCATCGGAGACATTTAAAAAAGTAACCTCTTCCGAAGCTACTTCCTTGTTGTCTACCCAGGCTGAAACCGTTAAGGCTGTCGGTTGGGTAATCTGAGATGCTACCATATCATAGGTCATACCCGCATACTTAATAGCACCATCGATAACGAAACGCCATGTAGCGTTAACCACTCTATTGCCTTGCTTTAAGACGGGTCGAACAGTCGAACGACCAACACCGTTCTTAAACACTGTACCATTCGTTGTCGTGATCTCGACACGGTATGGCAGAGATTTAGAAACAATCTCATCAATGCGTTGTTGTAAACTACCAGACGGTTTATTGTCCAGCTTTCTGAAGTTGGTAAACACCACTGAGTTATTAAGTGGCATATCAAAACTGATTACCATTTCAGACACACGAGCCTCAAGGGCTAACCCACCTCTGAAATTATTATTAATAATCTTAACAGTGTCGCCTAAATTAATATCCTTGTAGTTTTCAATAAAGCTAGATTGAATATCAACGGTGTAGGTCAATAGCGGGTAAGCGTACTGCTTGATGGTACGCAAGGCGTAACCTTTTAAAGCATTGACATCCTTGTATTCGGTTTCAAAGTCCTTACGTGTCCATCTATCCGTATCACTATCTTTCAGTGTAGACGGGTATTTCTCCATAGACAGCGGTGCATAGACCATCGGACTACCTTTTCTAGAGTAAAACTCTACTTGCCCACGCTCGTTCTTTTCCTCAAACTCTACGTTTTCAAGGTTAGCGCCCTCTTGTCCTACAAAATATCCAGCGTTAAATAGTTGAGTTTTATCACTAGCAACTTGGACACCTTTTAGCCCATTTTGGTAGTAAAGAATAACATCCCCTCGGACCTTACCGATGCCGTGGTGATTTTCGTCTGGTTGCTGATAGATATCGATGATGAATCGCTTTAAAGTTCCATCTCGATTTAGCTCGGTACGAAAAACAAATTCAGCGTCGAATTGATTCATCAAGCTATGAAGTTGTTCTAACTTAGTACCATTTTGAGAATCAAACGTGATAGTCCTTGTTTTATCAGTGATTTCATTGATACCAATTTCAAGACCAGCATTCCCTAACAAGTCCAGCTCCTTTAAATACCAAGCAATATTCTGTGGTTTATCCGCCTTACGAGACTGTGCAGATTCCATTGCTAACTCAAGGTTAGTGTTGTTACAAGTCACTTGAAAGCTCGTGTCGTTTTCAACAAGTTGCGACACATAGAAAACGTGATAGGTATTATCGTAGAAGAATGACACATACATTTGATCATTGATGTAAGCTACATCCTCGTGCATTTTACCATTCACAATTTTAGGGATTGCAAAATCGAATGTACTGGTTGAATACTCAAGGTAAGTGTGCCATTGACTGTTAGAATAGGGCAACATGCCCGGAACGTTATTGTTTAGGGCACAAACCTTACGCATGTTTTTGTCATGAATCCAAATTTGCATTAAACAAAACGCTCCTTCCAAGAAATTTCAATAGTTGGGTCAGTTCTTATCCAACTAGACGTGTAGATGTCGATTTCAGTTTCACCAGTGCCGATACTGAATGGCTCGGATAAGTAAGTTAGCTCATTAGATGCTGGCAAGTTGTCAACAAAGGTTTTGCCTTTCGACATGTCCACTTCCAACACCGAGCCTTTGCCAAATCGGTTAGGGATATCCTCGGTAGCATTGACGAAATCTTTGCGATAGCAGAATTTATCGACATACATATGAGTTACAAGCGGACTTTGACCAACTCCGGACAATAGAACACTAACTTTTGCTGACTTACGACCTTTTAAGATAGGCACTTTGTATTTTAAGTAAGAGCCCCACCAGTAAAAGATTAATTCATCATCCCTACGTGCCATGTCTGACCACCCACGAGTTGAGTTGAATGGGTTGTGTTCGTCTAAATGCGTACCCAGAAAATGCCTACTGTCAATAATTTGATAGCTGCCTTTGCCATCAGTAGTCATGATGTTGTAATCACAACCTAGCCCGTTTTCTTTTTTCTTAGACTCAACACCGTAAAGGAAACGACCTTGATCATCGGAAACACAGATTTTGAGATAACCATATTGGCTAGGCAAACCTAACCAAAAAACTTGTCTCCACCAGATATAGTCATTTAAAGAACCTCTTTCACCGCTAGAATCAACTGGAATATCCCATGAAATCGAGCCGCCTTGAAGGAATTTATTCCCATTCCCTCTTGAAGTAAGAGCGATGTTTGGGCGATTAAAGACGTCAACAATTCCAAGCGTTCCGTTCAAATCAGCACTGTTGTCGTTAAAAACACCATCGTTTTTTGAACCACTCGAAAAGCCTTTTCGAATGCCATTTTCGTCTCGATAATCTAGCAATATTTCCGAACGCTTAACGTTTTGTGTGTCAGCTTCATTAGAATTGCCAATCTCGTAGCTTTCGCTAGAAGACTTCACAATTCCAACCCAGCCATTATCCGAGTTAAACTTCAGCTTAATATCTGGGTAAGTTTCAGCCGTGCCAAAATTCTTCAACGTGGCCTTGTAGTGTCCAGTCGATACCTTTTTAATACTTCCGTACTTGGTTTCACCGTCGCTACTTACTAGGGCTTGTGCCTTGTTCTCACCGTAGCTTTTAGGTACATCAAATGTTACCGTTACCGTTGCGGTAATCGGTGCCGTGTTCTTGTCCACTGTTAAGGACGCTTGACCAGACGGGATAGCCTCCCAGACCTTGTTAGGCTCATCGCCAAAAATCAACGGTTTAGGCTTATCTACGTTAAGATAACCGCCCAATGTTTCGGCGATGGTATTAAAGTAGTCGTAGTTTCCGACCAAGGTAAACGATACTTGAATCTGCTTGACGGACAAGGTGCTATATAGGAATTGCTGACCGTAGCGTCTACGCCCTTGGTCTTGATAGTTGTTATTGAAGTTGGATGCCACGTTCTTAGTGACATCCACTGGAACGGTACGCCCTTGCCCCTCATTAAATAATTCGGTTAAGTTCTTACCGTCAAAAATTACTGACATTCCTATCAAATAATGCTACCTCCTAGCAACGCTTGTCTGCGTTCATAATCGTTTGTTGCTTTTGTCATAAAGGGTGCTAGACCGTTTGACACGCTTCTACCATCAATGATGTTTCTAACTTCGATTGGGTTAGAACCGTTGGTTACTAATTGACCGAGTAGGTCAATCATGACATCTAACTTGTTTTCTAGGACAGAAACACGCTCATGATCTGAAGTATTGTCGTGATTGCCTTGTGGGGCATCCCCGGCAAAACGTGCCACTGCTTCAGTAAGTAATTGCCACGCTCTGCCTCGTTTTGCGATATCCGTTGGGATGACATATTCTGGCATATCGCCTTCAGCTAGCTCATAAACACCGTTCTTGTGGACTAGGCCACCGTTAGCGTAGCCATAGGCTGCGACACGGTTAAAGGCTGCATCCGATGTTCCATAGCGATGCTTGATGTAGTTGATTGCAGCAAGCAAGTTATCATAACCGTTGCGGATGTTGTTGTGTCCTGGGTGTTTATAAGCGTTAAATGTCGGACCGATGGTCTGCATCAAACCAATTGATGGTGTACCAGCTCTGGCGTTACTATCCCAATTGTTTTGTACGTTAGGGTCGCCACCAGATTCACGTTGGATTGTTGCCAAGATTTTAGAAACACGGAAGTCATTTGGTTCAATACCATTAGCCTTCAACGCTCTAACTACGGACTCACGCCAACGAGAAACACCAGTTCCTTGTGGCCCATCTTCCCCACCACCCGGAGGGCTGAGCAACGAGCCAAGAGTTTTCTTAATCCATTCGAACATGCCCCCAACTTGACGTTTAATCAAGGTTTGAAGTGGACTGTTACGGTCTTTAAGTGGTTTACTGTTGTCTTCACCTCCGCCACCACTGTCACGCACTCCAAAGTCAAGGAAGGTAGCAGCGTTAGCAATATGACGGCCAGCGTATTGGTGATACTGACCATTACCGCCATAGTTGTATTCTTCACCATCATAGGTATCGCCATGAACGGCTGTGACAAAGTCAACGTGGTTGCTTGATACTGGACCACCAGTGTAGACTGCAACCGTTCCGGGTTTAGGTCTGCTTAAGTGTGGTACGCTCGCAGACACCCACTGATTACCGTTCCCAAGGTGACTAAATAGACTAGGTTTAACACCAAGGTTAGCCAAACGGCTGGCAACGAATGATACACACTCACGATAGAAGTAACCCCACGGGTCAGCACCAGCATCTTTAGCTTTGTCTTTGAAGCGGTAGTCATCACCTTTAGCACCCATAGCCACAGTGCCTTCATCCATAGAAGCACTGGCCATTGACCAAAGTTCTTTCCACCAGTTCTTAGCTTCTTCGACTGGTTTCTTATACAAGGCATTACCGAGTGGGTTAAACATACCGGCCAACTTATCAGCATTAGGACTGAATTTCTTAGCAAGCGATCCCACTGGGTCTTTAACAACATCCGTGACAAACTCAATCATTTTCATGAATTTGTCAACACCATTCTTCATAGTGTCCCACACTGAGCCAGCCACGTTAGTAGCGGTATCCCAGATTTTAGACCAGAATCCAGTACCTTTTGCAAAGGCTCCACGTTCAACACCCATGAGCATTGCTAACTCACTGGCATTAATAACTTCCGAACCAGCCGGCAAGAGGTATTCAACGTTTCGACCTTGTGGCAAGAATGACTTACCATTAGGCAGAATTACCATTTCTTGGTTGTTGGTTTCTGGGCTATCGTAGCCGTCATTAAGTGTAGCTAACGTAGGCTTGGTGATTGGGTTTCGGTATGAGCTAAACATACCAGTACCACCGGCAAACTTAACTTTAGGGATTTTAGAGATAGCTTCTTTACTACCACCAAAATCAGAAATCAGTTTGTTAATACCGTCAATACCAGCGTTAGGCAGTGCGATGACGGCGTTGATACCGTCCCCGGCAAGTTTCTTCATGCCATCCCACATCTCGCCAAAACCTTTTTTAACGTTATCCCACGTATCTTTGAAGAATTTAGCAATGTTGGTTAAGGCGTCGGTAATTAGCTTGGTAATATTAACACCGAATTTCTCTTGCGTTAATGCTCCGATTTCATCCCACTTTTTAGATAGGAATTTCTTAGAGTTTTCCCAGCCGTCAAACCAATTTTTATTGATGCCCTTGTGGTGTTTGTCGATATCTTTACCAAGGGCAGTCATGGCTTCCGTAGCATTACCCTTGATACCTTCCCATGTTTTAGATGCGAATTTCTTGACGTTGTCCCACTTTTCGCCCCAATCTTTTTTAAGATTACTCATGTGTTTTGCAACGCCCTTCGCCATATCTTTAACGTGGTCCACGGTGCTATCAACAAACTTTTTGAATGGCTTGTTATGCTTGTACATCAACTCAAACCCAGCGACTACCGGATTAGAGATTACAAGTAACTTCTTAGCAGTGTTAGTGAAGGCTTTAATGCCTTTCTCACCACCAGTGAAGTAAGTCTTGGTTTTTTCAAAACCTTTCTTGGTGCTCTTGGTCATTGAGTCCATCGCACCAGTCCAAGTTTTCTTCATGCCATCCCATGTCTTACCGAGCCATTTACCAGCGTTAGAAAAACCGTCTTTGATACTTTTCACAATACCATCAACGAATTTCTTGAATTTCTTATTGTGCTTGTAAATTAAAGCGAAAGCCCCAGCAATCGGATTGGCAATAAATAAAAGGACTTGTTTCCAGTCCTTTTTAAAGAAATCAATAATCTTACCAAAGATTTCTTTGGTAACTTTGAAGATTTTATCAAAGGCTTTTTTAGCAGCGCTAAACATGCCATCAACAAATTTCTTGAATTTCTTGTTGTGTTTATAGAGCAATACCAATGCAGCGACAGCCGCTGCTACCGCAACAGCGATTAACCCGATGGGATTTGCTGCCATTGCTGCGTTCAATGCTACTTGCACCCCCGTCGCAATTTTTTGGGCGGCAGCCATAGCTTTTTGGGCGACAGTCATAGCTATCGTTGAATTTTTCATCACGTTAATAGCTTTCGCAACTTTCATCACTCCTGAAGCTACTTTAGAACCCACAAAGTAGGCAGCAAACAAAGAACCGACTGTTTTAATAGCCGTTTTATGTTCTGCAATACCGCCTAAAGCCTTTGATAGTGATGTTACTGGTGATTTAGCTTTCTTGCCGTTGCCAGTCATTAGGTTAAGCGCTTCGGCAACACCTTTAATCATGCCTACGGCAGTTTCCCAAACACCGCTAGCAAAGTCTTTACCAATGCTAAACACCGAACCTAAACTATCTTTAACCTCTTTGAAAAAGGCTACAATTTTAGGAGCATTGTTAGCAATGCTCTTGCTCAGATTATCGACAAACTTATTAAGACCGTCCATTAAGCCATTAAGTTTATCTGTACCATCACCGAGATTAAACACTTTAGAAAAGGCATCCATGATAGTGCCTAAGCCCTTGGAAACGTGCTCCCCTAAATCTTTAAACTTGGTTTCAGTGTTAGGATCAGCAACCCAATTACCAATCTGTTGCAAGAATGGGTTTTTCATTTTGTCGATTGGGTCACGGAACGCTGCAACTACCGCCGGCATACGAGATTGGATAGTTCTTTCAAGACCACCGATAGTTGTTGAAAAGTTAGCCGTGGCATCCTTGTACTTGTCTTGCAACTCAAACAAGGCTTTCTGCGCCATTTCAGCGGTAATCTTACCATCTTTTTGAAGCTCCGCATATTTATCGGCGGTCATGTCTGCAATCCCAAGTTCTTGTGCAGCTACTTCTTTAAGCTGGTTCTTCATTTCTGGGAAGACGTTGATAATAGACATCATATCTTGCCCTTGAACCTTACCGTTGGCAATCATTTGAGCCCACTGAGTAGCGAAATTCTCAACGGCTGCATCGGTCTGACCGAATGCGTCTTGCAATGTCAAGATAGCTTGTGTTTGTTGCTTAGTCAACTCGGTATTGTGGGTAACGGCATAGAATTTCTGGTTCATACCGTCAACCATTTCGGTTGAGTTAGCTGCCGCTTGTGCCATTTGGTTGGTCATGTCAACCATCTTCTTACCTTCTTCGGCATTGCCGGTTAAGGTAAGCCAAGTGGCGTTCATGGTTTGTTGATATTTAACATATTCGGCACTTGATTGGGCGATTTCGTCAAACTTGCCCTTGATAGCTCCCAATGCGTTTTGGAAACCGTTACTAATCAAGTTAGCTGCAAACGTAGCTCCGAAGATACCTTTTAAGCGTGAGGTTTTCGTTTCAGTCTCACTGACTTCACTTCCTAAGCGTTTAAAGCTATCCTTTAAGCGTCCAATGAACGTGCTAGAGCGTTGACTTTGTTCAATCTCATCATTCAATCTATCAGCAGCATTACGAGCGTGAGCCAAACTAGTAGCTGTTTCATCCAAGCGTCTACGCTGAACGAGGTATTCTTCAGAGGTTTTACCAGATTGGCGAGCGACACGCTCAAGCATTTCTTTCTGTTTCTCATACTGCTTATTTAAGTTAGTAATCGAACCTTTGTATTGCTTGAGTTGCTCTTGTCTAGCTTCATCTTCCTTACCTTCCGCTTTCAAACGCTTGATATAAGCGTCGGAAGTTTCGTTTTGTAGCTTGTACTCTCTTTGCAATTCAGCAAGCCCAGACCTATGATAGTCCAGACTGTTCTTAGCTTGCCTTTGTTGGTTTTCCAACGATGCCAAGCGGGTAGTAGCTTGGTCAATCTGTTGTTGGTATTTAAGGTACTGTTCAGCGGTTTCAGCGGTACTACCCTTAAGTTGAGACTGCTCTTGTTTCAGTTTCTCAATCTTGTGCTGTTGGTTTTGGATAGCATTGCCCAAACCATCGTACTTAGCTTGTGCTGCTCCCAGATAGTCCCCAGCACTACGCATTTGGCTCTCTTGTGCCTTCCATGCGTTCGTAGAACTATTGACTAACTGAGTTAACCGCTTAATCGAGTTAGCCGCTTGAAGCGTGTCTAAGGCGATTTCCGTGGACATGGTAGCTTGTACTTTTGCCATGTATTATTTTTCCTCCTTTCCTTAAAAATTAGAGTAAAGATGTTGGGTCAACCATCCTATCTTCTTCCTCTTTGGCATTTAAGATTTTCATTAGCTCATAATAGTCAGTGTCGTAATACTGATCTAGTGTCCACCCAAAACCTTGGATTGATTTTTTAGCAATGATTTTTAAATCTTCAATGCGATTTTCTAAATCAAAAATCTGTTCGCCTTTAGATTTTAGTCTTTTGGGTCAATGTCACCAGCAGCATTTTCGAGTTGTTCGTCTGTCAATCCGTACATGTAGCCCACCAATTTTTCAGAGATTTCTTGTGTGCGGACATTATCCAAATCAAGCAATTTATCATAGGCTTCATCATCCAAGTCGAGAATAGCACGGATAAAGCTGAGCATTTCCTTGAGCACAGTATAGCTTGCTTGTGCTTGCTCTTGTGTATCGCTATCTTCCATAGTGTCACTGAGTTTCAACACGGCAAGTTGATACTCGTGCATACGCAAAACGTTACGGTTGCTTGTAGTCACTTTGAAGGCTTTTTTACTGATTTCTGGGATTTGAATAGTTTTGATTTCCATTTATCTTTACTCCTTTAACAAAAATAGAGGTCAGGCCATGAGCCCGACCTCTTGCGAATTATTTAGATTATCCACCGACTACTGGTGTACCAGTGAGAACATATCCACCGAATACTTCTTTGAACATGTTAGCTTTGTCGAAAGTAGATGCTCCAGAATAGTATTTCTTGTAAGGTTCACCGTTGAACGAGATGGCTGACAATGCGTTAAATGTCATATTGTCGTCTTGGCGAGTTTGGGCAGTATCAGTATCTGTTGCAACGTTTTGAGTTGATTCTTGCATAATGCCGTTAGCGAAACCAAAGAAAACTGAGTGTTTGCGGTCAAGTGTTTCAGATTCAATCAATACCGCTGTGTGTGGCTTTTCACCGTCCATCACGTAACCACCCTTGCCGTCTGCTTTGAAACCAAGCATTTTTTGTTTAATTTCAAAATCGAGGTTATTGAAGTCAAACGCCACGGTTGGTGAACCTGGTGCAATCATAACGTCTTGCACTGAGTTGTTCCCAGGGATTTTAGTCGCTTGACCTTCCAAGTTTGAGATGTTAGCGGTACGAGTACCAAGCATGCTTGAATCAACTTCGATTACACCGTCTGTTGAAAGGCCGTCAGCACCTTTAATTAGTTTTTGGGTTTTAGGGTCAACCAAAGCAAGGCGGACCATTTTCAAACCTACAATTGCCATATAGTAATTTCTCCTTTGTTAAATTAATTTATCGAGAGCAACAAAAAAGACCGCCGTAATCTGCAAAGTATCGGGGTCTATACTATGTTCTCTCATGTCTGTAATTGAGTAGTGTTCAGATTTTAGGAATTTCAGTAATTCCATTTCAAAGGCTTCGATATCAAAATCGATATCAGCTTTGTAAAAAATCTGTACCTCTACCCTATCCGTTTTTCCGAAAAAGGTATTATTCCCACTCAAATCAAGGGACGGATTGCTTTCAGTGAGCAAAACGATTGTCTTATCGGTATTTTCTTCGAGCTCTTTAGGCAAGTTGTTTGCATATACTTCGCTTATTTCACCAAATTCTTTGCCGTCAATTAGCTCTTTTAGTTTTACGGTCGCTAACACTTAAATCACTTTCCTCCTTTTCTTCGAATGAGTTTCTCATATTCCTCTTTTTCTGCTAATAGCACCTTTCTTTGAACGGCACTATCGTTTTGGACATTGGTAACGAAATGATCGGCACGGTATTTCTTAGTGCCGTCATTTAATCGTCTGGCATTTTGAGCGTGGTAGTTGTTTTTCCAGCCTACGGTTGCCACACCGTTCTTTCTGCCATCCGCATTCGTGGATTGGACAGATAAACCGTCAGCCATGTGCCCATACTTCAAATGTTTCTTGTTTGAGTAGTGTTTCTCCCTAGTAACTTCTTCCAGTTCCTTTTGAAACACCTTTGCGCCAGCGGTTGTAATTTTGGCTTGTTCCGCTGGTGTCAAATCACCAATGCTGGCGACTGTTTCAAGCCAGCCCTCTAGTGCTTTGTCAAGTCCTACCATAAGCCATCACCCAACTTTCTTATGCTTCCGCAATGTCAGAAAGTCGTAGCGGTTAAGTCCAAAGTTTTCGTTTGGGCTAACACGCACAATATCATACTGAGTGCCATTTAGGACGGCAACTTGACCTTCAATAACTTTAGCGTTATGACGAATAACAATCACTCTTGTATCACTTTCGCCATTTTGTTGGGCCAAATACTCTTGATTGAGTGTGCGAGTGTGTGGCTTATAGTGCAGCGTAAACTGTTTCACAAACTTTGGCACGCTCACACCCGTAAACTTGTTAGGGGTGCTTTGGTATGTGCCAAAATCAGCTTTAAAGCGAAAGTCTGAGGGTAAATATCTAACTTTAGGCATTAGTCACCTCTTTCTTCACTATACGTTGCGTATAAGCCCCTTAATTGCCCGATTATGCTATTTAGAGTTAGGTTAATCGGATAAGTCACCGTGTCGGTTAAAGCCACCCGGTATGTGAAATAAGTGCTTGTGAGGGCAATTACAGCCGTGTCAAATAGAGATTCTACACTGTCAAGGTCGTAGAATTTTTGATCACTACCGACTGCATTGATAATGTACTGTTGAGCCGATTCAATGTAAGCTGGAATGAGTGCAGTGTCGTCTGTCTCATCCAGATTCAAGGTCTGCATGATGGTTTCCTTAGATACACTCATTGCTTACCTCCTAAATTAAGCTCCAGCAGTAAGATTAGCTTTTTGGTCAGCGATAGCTTTGAATGACGCTGGCACAAACGCTTCTTCATCCGTTTTAACAACATCGAAGCGGTCAATAACACGTACTTTAGTCGTGTCAGTTTCAAATGCACCGCCACCGATATTAGTTGAAAGTAGTGACAAGTGTTGACGGTCAAACAATGTTACCGCTTGTTTCAAGTCACCAAAGTAAAGTGGCATAGCTCCACCAGTACCGTTAGCAAGCCAGCGGTCTGAAACTTCTTTAACTGCGAAACCATCGATTGAGTATCCAGTTGGTGATTTCACGTCACGTTCCATGAGGTAATCACCCATTGCGTTCTTAACTTTCTTAAGGGCAGTGAAGCCTGAAGTATTAGTTAAGAAGAATGACGTTTGTTTGATCGCTGGGTCAACTTTAGCTTCGAGGTCGATAATATCATCCCATTTAGCCAATGTTGGTTTAGTTGGGAGTGTTGCAATAACATCCAAGATAGCTTTGTTACGAGTAACAACAACTTTTTTCGCAATCCAACCAGACAACCAAGCAAGAATATTTTCAGCAGAATCAGCAAGCAAGCTGTTAGTTACTGTTGAGATACCAGCATAGCGTTTGATAGCGTAGCGGATAAGAGAAAGTTTAGGATCGTCATTGGCACCGATTTGTCCAGCTTCATCATCGAGTTTAGAAAGACCAGTAATTTCAGCCCATTTTTCGTAAACACGAGAACCAGTAAGAGTAGTTACGTTTTCAACGTTTACATACTCTTGCAATGAGTCATATTGACGAACCAATGTATTGATAGCTGTACGGATATCTTGTGGGATAGTCAAGCCAGCGTCTGAGCCAGTAGCGTCTGTTTTAGAATCAAGCAAGTTTTGGTAACGACCACGAACGAGGTTTTTGAAGTCTTTAACAAAGGCGTCTTTTACTTCTTCTTCATTCTTAGTCAATGGTTGTTTTTCTTCTTCAGTCATGTTTGCCACTTCGCTAGCACGAGCTTCAGTGTATTGTTCTTTGAACATGTCACGTTTCATTTTTGCAGTGTCACGCTCATTTTTGATTGCTTGCAATTCTTCAGCGGTAACTGAATCATCAAGCATAGCTACGTTAAGTTTTTCATTAAGATTTTCGACCTTGTCGCCTTGAGCAACCCAAAGGTCATGCAATTCGTTTGATGTTTTCATCAATCATCTTCCTTTCATTTTTCAAGTAAAATAGCCAATTTCTGCTCACGCAATGAATCGGTCTTAGGTGTTGCAATCATATTCTTAAATTTATTGATTGCTGACTTGCTTGGTAGCTGATGTACGGCGTTAGTAACCATGATTTCTTCTTCATCATTGTCGAAGAACATGATCTCATCCGCAAAGCCTTTATCAACGGCAGTTTTAGCATTAAGCCATGTCTCTTTAGCCATGAGATCAAGTAACTCTGGTTGCTTAAGTCCAGTTTTCATCTCGTATGCCAAAGCGATAGACTCATCAATGCTATTAAGCACCGCTGATTGGTGCTCTAGGTCATCGCTATTACCAACGATGCCAGTAGATGCCTTGTGAATCATGATGTGTGCCGTTGGACTGATACGCACGGTATCGCCAGCCATAGAAATGACACTCGCAGCACTAGCCGCAAGCCCTTGCACATTAACCACAATACGCTTGCCGCTTGCCTTTAGCATTGTATAGATTTCGCTGGCTGCAAACACATCACCACCATTAGACGCTATATTAAGCGTGATTTCTTCATCTTCGTCGTTTGCAATGGCATCTTGTACCAGTTTCGGATAGGTACTAGACATGCCAAAGTATTCGTAGAAAGCACCAGCATCATCACTTACAATATCGCCTTTAATGTCAATCTTGCCCATTTATCTCACCTCCTTTCAATGTGGTTCGGTTAGGGTTTTTACCCTCTGGCAACTCTTTAGGTAGAATTTCAGCTTGTTGCAAAATATACAAACCTTGATTCTGTGCGAGTGTGCCACTTTTAACCATGCTATTGATCCGACTGATATAGTTAGCACCAGTCGGGTCAACCGCTGGGAAAATATCTGCGTCCACATCGCATGAAAGTTTTTGAGATAACTCACTAAGGAGCGGTCTTAAATAGCGTACTACTGCTTTAGAGTACACATTTGAGCTCATTTCTAGTGAAGACTGTTGGTCACCTTGTCCTCCGACAACGTTCTCTGGGATACCGTAGACTTTTGCAAATTGTCCGGTCGTCCAGTCCGCTTGCTTAAGTAGTTGGGCCACGTTGGATTTTATTTCAAGAGGTGTGAAATCCTCTAAATCGTCTAGTACCAACGGACCGCCTTGCATTTGCTTCATCGCTTGTCGTGAGCGTGAGACTTTAGTTTTAAAATCGAGCAAACCACCGCCCTTGATTTTCAAAATACCATTGGCGTTTAGGGCGTTCTTAAGAGAGTTAAGCGTTAGCTTATCACTGGCTTTCTGAATATCGAGTTCTCTACCAAGAGCCATCAAAGGGCTTACACTTGTCAAACCACCGTCCACGGATAGCAATCTGAAATGTAAGATGTCGCTTTGTGGAACGTGCTGTTTTGGTGGAATGCGTGGATCGTCAAAAGTAATGTTGTAATAAAGACCGTTTTGGTTGTCTAATCGGTTGAAAGAGACTTGAGATGGTCTTAAATACTCCCACTTCATATCACGCCCGTTATCATTACGCCATCGATATGCAAAGGCTTCTCCGCCCAATAGCATTTGAGCAAAGATAGATTGGTAAAAGTTAAAGCGATTTGCGTTGTTAGACGGGTTATCCACGATACCTTGCATTTGTTTTCGGCTAGTCGTTAGCTTAGCAGTCGCAAGGTCGTTAGATAGCTGACTGATAATAGAGAATAGGTCCGAGTTTTTTAGAGCGGTTTCGGCTGATACCCACTCACTACCATTCAAGGTAGCTAAAAACTCTGGATCAGTGATATCAAAAAAGCCCCCTTGGTTGCTCGGTGGGCTTTCGGTTGCTAAATTAAATATCGGCAATTATTATCACCTCCTTTCTAGCCTTTTTTAGCGGCTAGCTCACTAATCAACCCTGCTAGTACGAATGTAATGGTCATGCTAATGCCAAACCATACATATCCGAGGTTGTAAGTCGTTAAATTTAGCGAAATCGCAGCTAAAATGAACATAAGAATGTCAAAAATAGCCCAAATTGCCTTAAAAAACTTCAAAATCATGTATTAATACTCCTCTAATAGCCCACTATCTGGGTTTTTCAGCCAATTTAAAACGGCCTCTTGACTCATGTGTTCGACCTTCCACGTTGGGTTGTTAGTAATAGCGTAGTCTTCAAACGCATACATACCATCATAAAATGCGTCGATAAGAGCGTCCACAACGTCGATTTTATAGGTCGATTTCATTTTATCGACTTGAATACCGATGTTATCCTCTTTAATCACCGCATTTATCAAGGCTTTTCGCATAATCTCATCATCAAGGCGAGTGATATTGCCTTCGATAAATAGCGTTTGAAGGAATTTTGTTGGATCTTTTAGTTCGCTTGTCCGCTGTCTAATCGGCATGAGTGGGAAACTAGTGTTAGATTCCAAAGCCTTGATAATCTTAGAGACTCCCATCGCATCGTAGCCAAAGAAAACCACATCAAGCTGATTATCTTCCACATACTCACAAAACCAACGGTACACTTCCTCTGGATTGATTAGTCCTTGTGGATGGCTTGTAATTGTACAAAAACCTTTTTTCTCAAGCTCACGATAATTGACGCCATCTTGTTTTTCTTTGGCTTCAAGTGAGCCTGCTTGTTGCCACGGAATGAAACTATGCTGTTCTATATGCCATTTCTGGCTACCATCTTCCGAAACATACGGATAGACGAAACCAATAGCCGTGTTATCGCTGAACATCGAAGCGTCAAGCCCAACATAAACACGTTTTCCCTTGATATCAAATTCATCAACGACTGCATTTTCAATATCTGTTAGATCAAGAAAGCTATTGCTATCTGCTAATAACCAACAATTCATGTTTTTTACTTGGAAATCAGCTAGTTTTCCCATGAGTAATTTCTTATCACGTTCGGAAAGTAGCCCCTTCATCAAGCCATCCTTAAGTTTAGGGTGGTTAAGTAGTGGGTTACTCTTTGGCCATGTCTCTGGTTTAAAGACTTCTTCCAGATTATCCTGTGACCAGATTAGACATAGCTGGTCATCACCAGACCTGTCAAAGTCACGTTCCATAATCTCAATCAGTTTCTTTTGCTCTTGATGAAATGGAACATCGGGTGTTTGGTAAGATGTTGAAATCTCAATAAAACGTGAACCCTCGGTGTTAACCTGTCCAGATGTGATTTTAGAAATCCCTTCATCCGTTCTAAGCTCACCGACCTCATCGGCCACGGCTAATTTAAAGTGCTTACCATCGAATTTACCAGATTCAAACGAGATAGTGTGAATGGTATTGGCATCCACAAGCGATTTAATTTCTCGTGAATATAATTGGACTTGCGTTTCCTCTGCCAGTGACTTAAACGGTTCATTCTCAATGATTCTAGCCATCATAGATTTAACGTAAGTATAGAGCTTCATCGTCTGGTCGAAGTTTAGAGAGCTAACAAGGAAGTCTTGGTTACTTTGCCCGATAATTTCAATCAGATAAGAGAAATTAAGACAAATACCAGCTATCATTGTCTTACCTTGCGAACGGGCAATCGAGATAATGATATTTGAAAACCTTGGTACATCGTCTAAATCAAACCATGCAAAGAGTTGGGCAAAGATGAAATACTGCCAATCCATCGGCTCTAGCTTTTGACTCAGATCATCAACATTCGGGACTAGTGATAGAAATTTCAAGAAACGGTTAAACGCTTCGACTGAGTAGACATAAGGAAAGTCTTTATCACCTTGTCTTTGCAAGTCTCGGAGGTGTCGGAAACATGCTAGTTGGATGTTGTAACCAGCGACAATCTCGCCATCTAGCACATTAAAACAGTATTGCGTGCCATAGTCGGTATAAGTTTTTCGCTCGAAAGAAAAATCGATGCTATTATAAGCACCGATTACATCTTTTGATTTGGTTAGATCAATCTCTTGCATGTTTCACCTCCTTTATTTAAAGAATGCTGCCATCTTATCTTTCATAGATGTATTATCAGCTTGTCCTCCAGCTATTTCAGCTAATTCTGCCCTTCCTTTAGGCGTAAGACCTAGCTGGATGCCTATTTTATTAAGTGTTTCGGTAGCATCTTTCATCGTCGCAACGGCTGGGTTCTTCTTAAATCCCATTGACTGCTCGCCTAGAATCTCGCCACTACCTTGTGCTTGAATAACTTTCTTAATCTCGGTTTGGATACCGTTTTCTTTCACGTCCTCATAAGCTTTTTTGTAAATCTCGTAGTTAGTACAGTAGGTCTCCACAAGAAACGTGTCAATGCGTTCGACCTTTTCTGTTGCTTTTAAAAACGGAATGATTTTAGTCCAAACCGACCTCGCCACCGTTCCTAAATAGTTCGGTGGGTCAATGGGTAGAAAGCGGTCATTTTGCTCGTAAAACGGTTTCCGTTTGGCTGGTGACTTATTCGCCATTTTCTCACTTCCTATCTTTGTTATGACACCGCTTAAAAACCCTCAAAATTGGCGTTCGGTGTAAAAGAACACCTTGTGGCGGCTCTCCTTGGCACGAGAAGGGGGCGGGGGTCAATTTTAAA